GGAATACAATATCTAAAGAACTACCACCACTATCAGCATCTTGATCTGTATAAACATATCCAGCTTCAACATTAATACTGGTGACAATTGTTCCAACTGGAAAGTGGTCACTAGAAACAAGCATGCCTTCTTCTATATTTGCTATATCTGTAGCTGAAACTAAACTCATTAAATTTGTACCACCAACCACTAATAATCCAGTAGCTAATACTTGAGAATTATTTTCTAATATTAAAGAACCATCGGGATTTGTAAATTTAAACACTTGTCCAGGTGGTGTTGTACTGACAGTTGAGCTAGAGTTATTGTTCATTGTTATAGTTGTAATACCTCCAGAAACAGCTATAGCCTCAACGATATTACCCTCTACATCTCCCCAACTTCCAGAGATAACCATACCAACTAATATATTATTATATTGATCATCTAAAACCATTTGATCGCTACCATCGGTTAAATTTCCTTTTGCTTCTATATAGTATTTACCATCTGTATTTTGTAATATAGGTGTGGGATTTGAAGTGTGTCTAGTTGGATATAAAGGACGTTCTATACCATTGCCATCTACCCAGCATATCTTTGTGTAATTAACATAATCTTGTGGAAGTACCATCGTGTTTGATGGTGGAAGTGTGATTTCTTGAGATTTTATAGATTTAAAAACATCAAAAGACAACTCTTGAATAGCTCTCTGCGCGTGAAAAGCTACATCCGTTCTTTTTACTTTTGATATTATTTTGTTTTCACCAACGTAAGCGATTATAAAGTTGTTTACAATATCGTTTAAAGAAATAAATTGATAACTACCAAAATCATTTCCGTCGTAATAATCTTGCTGCGTTTGATTTAATAATGCCATTTATTTATTGTTTTTCTTGTTGAATATTCTTCGCGTCTTCTCCCGCTGCTATTTGATATAATTCTGGATCTTTAAGCGTAAAACCTGCTAAAGTTAATATTTTTAAAACTAATTCTGTTTCTTCAGATGGATGTAAATCAAAATCTTGTCTATCGTTAGCCGTTGCGTTAAACAAAGCTTTATCACCAACTACCACATAAGTCCAGCTTACCATTCTTGGTGATTGAATATAATCTATATTCGCTTCTGTTAACTCATCATTACCAGCTATTTGAATAGTATTATTTACTGTGTCAACCATATAAATAGGTCTATCAGCGGTAGGTGTTGCTAATGGGCTATTTGGAAACATTCTAAAGTCTTTTCTACTAACACTCTCCATTATAGTATTACCTGATCTAACGTTTGATAATCTATAAAATCTTGGCAATCCATTTAAATTACCAGTAGGACCATTTGCTTGAAGAGTTAAGGTTAAAACAGCAGTTACTTCAAATACACTTATCTTTTCTTCTAACATATCAACCATATCAGCGTGTTGTGTGTCATTACCAGGTACTCTTCTAAATTGATTTAAATCGTAGAAATACTGCTCGAAAATATCCATTTGTGCCTGGTTAGCAAATATATTAAACTCTTGTGGCGTTATATATCCTCTTTGTTCTTTATTTGCGAGAGTTAAAACTCTTTGATATACTCTATCTACGTTTATCATAATATTTTTTTATTGTAGTTACGATCGCCCCGTAGGGCGACCGCTCTACAGTTTGATTATTTATTTAATCTTTTGTCTATATTTGCATATACTTCCATACCTTCATCAGTTTTAAACCAATGTGCTAAAGCAGTATATGGATGTTCATCAAATGGTATTGTCATTATCTTTCTACCGTTACTTCCCCATAAGAAGTTTCTTTGATCTTGAGATAATCTTAATATACCGTTTTCAACAGCTCTAATACCAAAGTTTCTTAGTATTACATTTTCATCATCTGCAAGTTCTAAGAACAATTTAGGGTTGTTTCTAGCAAATAGTAATAAATCACGTTTAAGCTCCTTAGAACTCAAGTTAGATACCTCAGAACCAATCTCTACACGCATAATAGCTTCTGCCATATCAATATCAATGTTTCTAGCAGCAGTTAAAGCATCTACTTGCTCGTTTAACAATTCTATTTCGTCAGCAGCTAATTTAGATGGTTGATGTTCAATATATAGTTTATCTTTATGTGGGTGATACAAACTTAATAGTTTTTGTAAAACTGTTTTTTCTTTTGGTACAAATAAACTACCAGATCTAAAAATTATATGTTCTAGTCTTTGATCACCTTTCATTTCATCTACAAATGAAGTTTTTTGATTAGAACAATATTTGAGCTCTCTTTCATAACCTTTTACTTCGTCAAACCAATAAATATTAGCTGATTTAATAGTTCTTGATATAGGTTTTCTACGCCCTGTCAAATAATACATCCTATCTTTTATCTCCCATTCGTTTGATGGTTTCTTTCTTTCTCTTGCTGGTGGTATTGTTTCAAGTATTTCTTCAAACACCTCACCAGGTTCATAAGTATTTTCTTCAATTTGAGGTTCTTCAACCTTTACTTTTTTTGTTTTCTTTGCCATAATATAATATATAATAAAATTAATAAAATAAAAGGCCGAGGCCGAAGCCCCGGTCTTTTGATATAATAAGTGCTTACTTCATTAACATAAAGTTATTAGCACCTTGTGTAACTAAACATCTCTCAGTTAACATGTGGATTTGCATCGCATCTAAAGCAGATGTAGCAGCTCCAACAGAACCTGTAACCCAAGATTTCATTCTTCTATCGTCAGTTTGTGAAGCTCTATATCTAACGTGTAAGAAAGGTCTCTTAAGATTCATACCTAACATTTGGTCATAAACCGTAGATGTACCAGCAGGAACTATGATACCTCTAATAGCATCAGCAGCGTTAACCGCATTAATTCCACCTCTAGTAGCTTTGTCATTTAAGTATCTGAAATCAGATTTGTAGAAGTCATAAGAACCTCTTCTGAAACCAGTGAAACCTAAGTTTAAAGCCATACCCTCAGAGTTTTGGAATACTCCATAAGAAGTACCACCAGCACCATAAGAATTCATAGAAGCAAGCATGTCATCCATAGCTAACGAAGTAGCTCTGTTTACGAACATCATGTTTTCTTCAATAGCTCCTTGAGAGTCAAACTCAGCTAAAATAGCATCAAATTCAGCTAAATCAGTAGCAGCATTAACACCAGTTACACCAGTAGTAATGTTACCTCTTGATTCGATAGCAGCGAATAAACCTTCTGTACCAAATTCTCCAGTATTACCAGCAGTAGTATGTGGTAAAACACCAGAACCATCAAGTAAAGATTGGTTAGCAGTATCGTGAATTTCACTTTCTAACATCGCCATTTCGATGTAGTCAGTAAATCTAGCTCTTGTATCAGCTTCAGCTTTTAGGTACCATAAATAACCAGCGCCACCCATTTCAGAAGCTACTTCAACCCAACCGATTCTAGCTGTATCAGAACCTGATACTTCGTAGTAATCTTTCATAATAATTGGCTTGTTAGTAAAAGACTTAAAGTCTGGCTCGTTAGCACCTCTAGTATCAGTAGCTGAACTTGACGTTCCACCACTCTCGTAAGATCTTCCTTTTGAGAATTCAGAACCGTAAACTAATACAGTAACAGATTTAGAAGTGTTTGAATCAGGTATTAAACCAGTAGATGTACCAGTTCCAGCATCAGAATATGTAGAAACAGATACCGCAGCGGCAGTAACATCTACAACTAATGCTTTGTAAATACCAGCAGGTGTAGCTACCACAACCATATCATTAACTCTAATACCGTGCTTAGTAGCAGTAAAACCAGAAGTTTCATCGATATCAGATTCAATAGTTATTTTAGTAGTTGCACCAGTAGAGTTAGAGTTAACACCTGAGTTAGTATCGCCAGTAGCGATTTTTGCTTTGTAAGATAAATGTAATCTACCTTGCTCAGACCAAACAACTTGGTCAGCCGTCATTGGCTCTTCAGCTCCAACTTGCGCTAAGAAACCTGAAATAGTCCTAGGACCAAATACCTCAGCTTCTTTCTCCATTAGATCTGGTAAATATTGCTGCGCCCAACCTTGTCCAGCAGTCGCAGTAAAATCAATGTAGTTAGTTGAAAGTGTTTGCTGTTGAGCAGCAGGTACACTATTCAAATTACCACCAGGATTCGAAATTGCCATAATTTTGTAATTTTAAATTGTTATTTATTTTTTATTTTTAATTTGAAACTTAAAATCAGAACTATCTTCATTAAGGATTCTCGCCTTGAAACCGCTAGTGTTTATGTTCTCGACATGTTCCTGTCTAGGATCCATACTAACATTTTTAGATTTAGCAATGCTGTCTTTTATACCGTCAGCTTTACCTTGTTCATAAAAATGATTAGCAATTTGATCAGGATTCATAGCTGTAAAAAGCCCTTTATGATAACCTTCAACATCGTTCATAGTATTATCTTCATTCAGAAACTTTCCTATAAAGTTATTAATATCACTTTGTTGAGTTTTCACGTTGTCAACGTCTTTAACATTAAATCTAAATCTTTTTTCTCCGACATTATATTCAAAACCTTTGAACTTATCATTAAAAACGTTTTCAGATTTTCTATGAAATTCTTCTGACATCTTTTTATTTAACTCTGATTCTTTGTTGTATCTATCGAAGAAATTAATAGCTTCTTGTTGATCTTTAGTAAGTTTACTCCCAGCTTTAATGTCTTCGTAGTATTTGGATTTTGCACTTTCCAAGTGTTGCCTTGCTTGAGCAACTTGCTCCTTCATGGCTAATTTTTTTCTTTTAATATCTTTTTCCTCTTCTAACTCTTCATTATATGAAAAACTATCGTCCATTATAAACTCTATTTCTTCATTCGTTAAGTGAGGTTTTGTTTGTTTATAGTACTCGTGTAATAACGTGTGATTATCCATTTCAGTGTAGTCTTGATTTAACCTAACATAATCACCAATATCACCACCTGTATCATCTATAAAATCAACTAATTTTTGAATGTTCTCTGGAAGAGGTTTTCCAGTTTCTTCGCTTTTAACAATAGCATCTACAACTTCTTCCTTAACATCCTCTATTTTTTCTTCTATTGGAGCTTCTTCTACCTTTGTTATTTCTTCTATAACAGGGACTTCTTGTGTTTCGGTTTCCGGTTGTACCTCTTCTTGTTCTTGTGCGGGCTTGGCATCCTCAACGAGTTCAACCACTCCTGCGTCGTCAGTGTTGTTTTCAACAACTTCTTCTTTGGTTTCATTTACTTCTTCTGGTTTTTGATCTAAATTTACCTTAGTTACAGTTGGTTCACTAAGATTTATTGGTTTCATTTTCATTTTTTCCTGAACTTTAGTAACATCGCCTTTAGTTTCGTTACCCTCAGGTTGTTTTTCAACTTTTGTTTTTACTTTTAACGAGCCTACTTCGTTATCTACTTTCGGCTCTTCTTTTTTCTTTGCCATAATATAATATAATAATAGTTAATAATTTTTATCTAGGACCAAACTGCGACATATCGCCAACAACCTCACCTCCTATAACATCGTTTCCTGAAGATTCAAAATTTTTAGGTGGTTTATTGTTTTTTCTTTGGTCTATAAGTTCACTTTGCTGTGAAGCTTGTATTTTTGTTCTCTGATCTTTACGATCTTCTTTTTCTTTTTCTCCAGCAGACTTTTTACCCTGCTCAACACCTTGTAACTGTAAGTTATATTGGAACTCTTGTTGCATTAGCATTTTCTTTATTTCTGCCTCTTGATAAAGTTTTTCTATTTCTAACTTAGTTTTAGCTTGTTCAATAGATATTGTTGTTTGAGCTAAAGCTTGTTGTTTTTGAACCTCTGCTTGAGCAGCCGCTTGTTGTTGAGCTGCGTTAGCTTGAGATTGAGCCTGCATGTTCTCTTGTTGAACCTGTTGGTCTCTTTGTATTTTCTTTCTTCTTTTTATTTTTAAAAGTTGATTTGCTAGTTTAATATTTTTAATATCTCTTAAATCAATAGCGTCTTCAAGCTCTATACTTTGTTGACTTAATGCTATCTGAATATTATTTTCTAATATAGCTTTTTCTTCTTCATCTGGAGCTAACTCAATAAATATACCAAAATCATAAAGATGTAACTGTGTCATTTCATGAAGCGTAGCTACATTATGTGTTCCTATTTTTTGTATAAAAGCTTCTTTAGTTGGTGAATATTCTATAATGTCAGATATTCTAAGTGATAAAGATTCTGCAACTTCTTGAGTTAAAAATAAACCGCCTTGTAGTATATGTCTAGTAGCTGTGTTTGAATTTGCTGCTGCCATTTTTTGCACGCCCACTAAAGCCCTTTCATCTGGTTTAGCCGCATCTCTAGCTTCGTTTAATCCTGTAGTATCTCTTATCATTTGTAAATAATAATTATAATTACCTACAAGAGATTGTAATTTTTGACCTCCACTTCCTGAAGCTATTTCTTGAATAGGTACCTTACCGGGATTCATATCTCCTTCTGATGTCAATGATCTACCAATAATCGATCCAGTTTGGAAGAACATATTTAACGCTTCTTGTGGATTATAATTTGTGCCGTTACCAAGATCAACTTCAGCTAATCCATCAGCATCTAAATACACTCCATCTGGAACCATTCTAGACATCACCTGTTGTAGCTTTAGATGCGTTAGTTGAATCATGTCAGCAAATCCTGTTATTCTACTTACTAAAGACTCTATTCTACCTTCGTACATTCTAGGTGCACAGATAGCATAGTTCATTTTAACTTTTGTATAATCACTCTTTGGACGCATCATGTTTTTAGACATTTCCCATTTAAGCAATTTTTTTGTACCTAAAACTATAGCGCCATCATATAGACATTCTATTTTTCTAGATTCTGTAGAGAAATTTTGATTTGGTTGAGGATTGAAATTATCATTTTTTGGAATAGCTTTGTCTGCTCCAGTAGCTGTTTCTTTTATTTTATAAACCTCACTCATATAACTTTTATAATTAAAGTATAAAACTTTAACTTTATTGTTATCATTGTTTCCTTCTCTATAATTGTTTCTATTATATTTACCGTGATTTTGATTATTAAATTTAGAAATCTCTTCTAAATCTTCTTGAGTTAAGTGTGGAAATTGTTTTACAAGTTCATTAAGAGGTATTGTTTTGACTTCTCCAACGTAATATATATCTTCAAAATAAGGAGATTCAGTGTATGAATAAACTAGATTCGCTGGGTCAACATAATCTATTGTAACACCCTCCGAAGTGTTAAATGATGTTTTTACCGCACCTATTCCCAATATAGTTATGTCATAATAAAATCTCTTCATAACTAAATCGTATCTATTGCCCTCCATTAAAGTACGAATAGCTTGTTCCTCTGCTATTTCTACAGCTTGTTTATAGTTTAACTGCATGTGTAAATCTAGTTCTTCTTGCGAATCAGGTAGCAAATCAGGATTTTTGTTAAACAAGTCCATACCAAACTTTTCTTTAACAAACATTTTAAGGTCCTTTGCTCTCATGTCCTCCATAACCTTATCCATGTATTGCGTTCTCTTACTAACACCAAAAGGATCTTGAGAAAAAACTTTAATGTCATACATTCTTTCTGCAATACCATTAACAACGATATCAACAAATTTAGGTATAATTGGAACTGGTTTCCAATCTAAGTTTAAATAAGACAAGTCACCGTTTATAGATAGTTCATCTTTATATTTTTGTATTCCTTGCTCTC